TCAGCAGCATTTGAAACCAGAAAATTAGGACTATCCTTTAGTGGATTAGAGAGTGCTTCTGGTGGTTTATTAGACTTTCAATCATCTATTCAAGCAGAACTGGAAGCCGAACTTCTTACCGGTAAACAGCTTAATTTACAGAAAGCTAGAGAATTAGCTTTGAAAGGTGATCTTGCAGGTGTAGGAGAAGAAATTGTCAAACAGCTAGGATCGGAGGAAGAATTTTTAAATATGAATGTTCTTCAAAGACAAGCAATTGCAAAAGCAATGGGAATGACAGTAGAAGATGTTTCTAAGTCATTTAATATTCGAAGAAGAGATGCTGATTTAGCTAAATTACAAGCTAAAGATACTTACGCTAACGCTAATTTTGAACAAAAACTTAGACTACTTAAATCCCAAGGCTTTTCAGATGAAGAAGCTCACATGCAGCTTAAAAAACAATTAGGAGAAGAATCTTACCAACAGGCTCTTTTACAAGAAACTACTCAAGAAAAGTTTACTCAAGCTATGGAAAAAGTAGCCGGGCTTTTAGCAGAACATATAGTACCTTTGCTTGAGAAGTATGTTAACCCAGCTCTTGAATGGGCATCAAAAAATGCTGAATTAGTAAAAAATTCTTTCTTAGGAATTGCAGGTGTAGCTATAGGAGGAAAACTTTTTAAACTATTTAGGTTCATGGGTAAGACTTTTACCAAAATTGGACAAGGTATTAAAAAAGTTAAAGGATTCTTTGGTTTTGGAAAAGCAGTTGCTAAAGAAGGAAGTGAGGCTGTAGTAAAAACAGGAGCAAAAAATTTAACGAAAACAGGAGGAAAATTAGCAGGTAAAAGTCTTTTAAAGCGTGTTCCGATATTAGGATCTCTTATGGGATTAGGATTTGCTATAGATAGAGCAATTAAAGGAGATTTTAAAGGAGCAGCTATGGAAGCAGGTTCTGGAGCTTTAGGTCTCTTAGATTTATTAGCACCTGGAGTAGGTACTGCTTTATCCTTAGCCGCTGATGCAGGTATAGCAGCACGTGATCTTAAACTTGCAGGCACAGCTACAACTACCATTCCGCCAGAAGATCCTCAATTAGCTTCCGGTGGTATAGTACAGCGACCTACTAGAGCATTAATTGGAGAAGCCGGAGCAGAAGCAGTAATTCCTCTAAAAGATTTTTATTCCAAAATAGATGAATTAATTGCTGAAGTAAAAAATAGCAATAACGTATACATCGATAGTAGAAAAGTAAATAGCGTATTAGCTATGAACGCAATAAATCAATAATGAGTATAATAAGAGACTATAACGAAGGTAAAACTCAACTTAACAAACTTAAGTTTAAAAGCACTATGGGTTCAGGACATCCTGGTAACCCTCCTCTAGTAACCCGAGACATACCTATCGAACCATCTACTAGAAAAAGTCCTGATCAAAGAAATGCTGTTGAAAGAAGAGCTGACGATGTGACAAGACTGACTAAATTATTTGGTAGACCAGAAGGACTTGGATTACTTGCAAATAATACAAATCTTAATAGTGCTGTTGCTATGTCATACACAGTACAAGGAAGTATTAAAGATAAGGTAAGCGCTCTAGCTGATAGTAATATTGGCGATGCTTTATTAGATACGGTAGGTACATTAGGTTCCACTCTGTTACAGGCAGGTTTAAATGGAACCGGAACGCATTTTGTGAAAGGAAAACCTTTCGGTACACGTAATAGCGACTTTAATAAAATACAGCCTGCGATTAGTAATTTTGGTGATCCAGGTAGTGTAAAAGTAAAGTATGATTATAATGAACCAAATAAAGTAAGAGTCCTGTCCGGAGAAGACTTAGGACAAGATAAGGTCAATATGATGGATTTCTATAGTGAAGTCGACCAAAAAGAAGATCAAGACTTAATAAAATTCCTTTTTGAAGTGATAGAACCAGGAGAAAAAAAGTCTACTTTTTTACATTTTAGAGCCTATATTGATTCTATTGCTGATTCTTATAGTAGTAACTGGAATGAATATCAGTATATAGGAAGAGGTGAAAAATTCTATTCATATAACGGATTTGGCAGAGAATTAAGCGTTAGCTTTAAAACCGCAGTAGCCTCTAAAGCTGAACTTCTACCTGTGTACCGTAAGTTAAATTTTTTAACCTCTACTACTGCTCCTAAATATTCAGATAATAACTTAATGAGAGGATCAATAGTAAAAATGACAATAGGAGATTTAATTTTAGATCAACCTGGTTTTGTTTCTTCTATTAGTTTAAATTGGAATAATAATTATCCTTTTGAAATAAATAAAGGAGAGCAGGTACCTCATGTATTAGAAGTTCAATTAAGCTTTACACCAATACATACTTTCACACCGCAAACCGGGTTACTACCTTATGTTGGGGGTTCAAAGTTTGGATCTGAAGAAGTAACAAAAGTATAAAATAACGAATAACGTATGGATAGGTATAGTAATATAGTTAATTTAAAAACAGAAAAAGGTAGAAGATATAAAAGCAACCCCATATACCCTTCTATACCAAAATCTATAGACGATTTTTATATTATTAGTACAACTGGGGATAGATACGATACTTTAGCTTTAAAATTTTATGGTGATTCTAAGCTATGGTGGATTATTGCTTCGGCTAATAATATGACTAAAGCTTCTTTAGTGACTGAACCTGGAATGCAGATCAGAATCCCAGGAAATAAACAACAAGCTATTATACTTTATAATCAGATAAATCAAAATAGATAATGTCGTTATCTTTTAAGAAAAATGGAGTTATTGGCGGTCCGTTAAGTGAAGGCGTATCAACCCAACTTAACCAGAGACAAAATGTTCTTATGAAGAGAAACGAAAGATCATTAGAAGATTTATCGTATCTTCTTTCAACTACTGGTTGGTGCAAAGTAACTTCTGCTGTTGATATAGATGATAACTTTAATTTTAAAACCCCAGATGTTAAAGGAGAATTCGCTAACACTAAAGCAGGTAATTATCAACTTTTTGGCGGTACATATACACTCGATGGTAGAAAAGAAGGATTTATAAGGGAAAATGGTGAGTTTGCAAGCAACTCTTCCTACACAGATTCTGCTACTCAAGGTATTATTCCTATGCCAGGTATTACATCTTTTCAAGTAACCTCACAAGGTACTTATGGTACTTTAAGAGCAGGTGCTTTTAACTTTACAGTACATTCAACTGAAGAATTTGACATATTAGAAAAGCTGTACTTAAGACCTGGTTTTACTGTGCTTATGGAATGGGGACATTCTGCATATGTAGATAACAGGGGAGAATTTGTAAATACTACTACATACTATGATGAAAATAAATTTTTAAATAAAAAAAATGAACTTGAATTAAGAAGAGAACTATTAGATATAAGATCTCAAAATTCTTTTAACTATGATTTTTTATATGGGTTTATTAAAAATTTTACTTGGAGTTTTAATGGTATAAGTTACGAATGTCAAGTAGATGTTATTTCAAAAGGTGAAGTAATATCTTCAATTGGGGCTTTATACACTACTTCTACTGAAAATGAATTAAAAGAAAATTACAGCAATAAAGAAAAAGCATCTGAAGTCGAAACAATATTGACTTTGTTAAAAAATTCTGCCGGAGCTTCTACATACCAAGAAGAACAGGTAGATCTTGGCACTATACAAGACGAAGTTAAAACTACTTTTTTGAATCAATTAACAGAAAAATACATAGAAGTGTTTCTAGGCTCAGATATAATTGTTGGAAACTTTACCGGAAATACAAGCTTTGATACAAGCAATAGTTTTAAGTTTATTACCTTAAGAGACTTTCTTAACACTATCAATACAGCTGGTTTATTAAAAGGACCAGACGGAAAAAATTTAGTTAGTTTTTTTACCGGTACAGAGAAGAGTCCTGCTTATACAACATTCCCTGAACATGCCGCTTTAGATCCTTATGTATGTATTATTCCTGGTAAAGGAAGTGAATACAACTACGGTATAGCAACACAGGTTTCTAATACAGTAGAGGGTGAAATATTAAGTATATTTGTAAATGTAGATTACATATTAGGAATTTATAAAGAAGTTAAAGAAAAAAAAGGGGATACTGTATTTGATGTAGTAAACAAAATATTGAAAGGTATTCAAGATAATTTAGGAGAAATAAATGAATTTGCTATTCACTACGATGAAGATGAATCAATATATTATGTAGTAGATAGAAACGTTATACCTTCTGAAGACTTTTTTAAAAAAAACGATAAAACAGGACAGCCTTTATCTTATATAGATACAGTCGGTTTAGGGTCTGAAGTAACTGAACTGAAAGTAGAATCAAAAATTTCAGGAAATCTTACTACTATGATTGCCATAGCAGCACAAGCTAACGGAAATGACACCTCAGATACAGAAGTATTAAATGTACAAAAATGGAATCTTGGATTAGTTGATAGACACTTAACAACCAAAACTACCGGTACAACTGAAAAAGAACCAAAAGATGTTCCATTTAAAGTTTCTGAAAAAGATAAAAGCAAATGGGCTGCTTTTGTTGCCTCTGTAAGTACTAAAGAAAATCCTGTCTTAATTTCTATACCTCAACAAGAGTTTTTAGATAAAACAGAGGAACATAAATCTTTAATGCAAGATTTTGTAAAAGAATTAACAGAAAGTAGAAATATAAATGCACCTGGTCTTATTCCCTTTGAACTTTCTTTTACTATAAAAGGTATAAGTGGAATGAAAATTGGACAAGCATTTAAAATAAATGAATTTTTCCTACCAGAAAGATACAGAGGAAGAACAGCATTCCTTATTACCGGTATAGACCATAAAGTAAGTAATAATCAATGGTTTACCGATATTGGAACTCAATTAATTATTACTTAATGGCATTACCAAGATCTAAATATAGTGCACCTAAACATACTCCCGGTAAAGAATTTACTTTACTAGGTAAGGACTATGTAGGCTGGTACATAGTAACATTCAAAAATGATTATTTTACTGGTAAAGAATATAATAAAAATTCTAAAAAGTTACTACCGGTGTTAAGCCCTGAAAAAAGTATAGAACTTTTATTTATAGAAGAAAGTGCATCACCAGATAGAGCAATCATCATAGATGGCTTTTGGACTAGGTATTTTGTACAAAAAGCAGCTACTCAAAAAATTATAGAGGTAAAAAAACAAAAATACCTTGGATTTAAAAAAACCGGTAGTTATAAAACAGCTGAGTTAAAATGGAAAATACAAGGACCTGCTGAAAATGTTACCATAAACGGATATACTTATTTTGGAGCAGATCATACAAACAGGCACAACACTAAAGGTCTAGAATCTCAATTACCAGGTATCTCTAACTTTATAAAAAATTATTCGGAGTTTGTAGAATAAAATATTTATCTTATATTAACAATAAAGGTTATATAAGTGTTTTACATAGTAGAGACAGAAATTCAATTAGATAAGTTAGAAAAGCTAGGAAGACTAGGTGGATACGTTGATATTATTAGTTCTAATAATAACTTACATCCAAAACTTAACACTACCGTTGCTGTATACTTACGACCAGTCAATAGTAAGCATGGATTTATACTTCCTATAGATCATGATGAATGTATTAATCTATCAAAAGACCGTGTTAGAGACGTTTTATCTAAATTTACTACACTTTATACATTAAACAAAAAAGATCTGCTCTATCATTTTAATTTACAGCAAGCTACAGATTTATCTTTACTATACTCTATGACTTATTACGATAGGTTAGATATATCTAAAGAAACTTCTACGTTAAATTATTTTTATAGTAAATTTGCAAACTTCCAACAGATAAATAAGCTAATTCCTATTACAAAGTTATATGAGTCTTGTGAAAAATGCTTTGAATCAGTTAAACAGTATTTAAATCTACCCACTCCTTCAGGTTTTGATTTTTATAATAATACTGCAACTAATGTGTTTTACTTAATAGAACAATCAGGTCTAGGAATAAATTATGAAGCATTTAATAAAATGTTTAGCCCTAAAGACCCTCTATATAATATAAAAAATAATATTACTTACTCATCTTACAATTTATACAATGCTACATCTAGACCTACTAATGCTTTTAATTCTGTTAACTTCGCTGCTATTCCTAAGAGCGAACAACATAGGAAATGTTTCCGTCCGACCGGTGATTACTTTGTTGAGTTTGATTTTGACGGTTATCATCTGCGCTTACTTTGTGAGCAAATTGGTTACAGACTTACCGACGCATCAGCTCATAAGCAATTAGCAAAACAGTACTTTAATAAAGAAGAAATAACTGAAGAAGAATATGATCAGGCAAAGCAAATTAACTTTCACGCAATTTATGGTAAAATACCAGAGAAATGGGCTCACCTTGAAATCTTTACAAAAATTGATAGATTTATCAACGAGCTTTGGGGACGATATAAAAATGACGGAAAAGTCTTGGCTCCAATTAGTGGAAAACCATTTACCGGAGAGTTACGAGACATGAATCCTAAAAAATTAATGAACTATATAATGCAATCGTTAGAGACTTCAAGAAATATTCTTATATTAAAAGAAGTGCTAAGATACTTAAAAGATAAAAAAACTAAAGTAGTTCTTTACACTTATGATGCAATACTATTCGATTTCAGTAAAGAGGATGGGAAACAAGCTTTAGAAGAGATAAAAAAAATAATGCAAGAAAATGGGAAATACCCGACTAAATTCAAATTTTCTGAGAGTTTAGTTTTAGATTAACGAGAGATATTTATTAATGAACGAATATGTTACAAGCCTGAGGTTCGATTACGATATTGAACCTATTTACTTTAATGAAGATATGAGCAATAAGCTTTTCTGTACCTTCGCAACTCAAGATACTCTAGATAAGATTTTACAAGAGATTCAAACAAGGTACAAAATTATATACAACAAAATTTTCGTACTGTATTCTAAAAGTCAAGATGAATACATCTGTACGTATAATGTTGATTTTGGAAATGTCGGTCAGTTTTTAGACAATACTATTCTTGTTCATAGAAAAAAAGAATCAAACACTCTCTATACTATTAATGCACTAAATACTCTCATTAAAGAGTTAAATGAAGGTGAATTAGATACTTCCTATAGAGTAAACTGGTCAGATTACAGAAATTGTATACTACTCACTAAAGGACCAGAATTAAAAAGAGTAAATACTAAACTTTTTCGTATTATAGAGTTGGATAATCAATAAGTTATTCTTATCTTTATATTAAACGTTTTATTAAAATTAGTTATATATGGATTTAAATGCTATTAAGGCTAAGCTAGATGCCTTAAACAACAACGGTCAGCAAAGAGAAAAGACTGACTATTCAACAATTTTTTGGAAACCTGAACTTGGTAAGCAAACGATTAGAATCGTTCCTTCTGCTTATGATCCAGCTTTTCCATTTAAAGAGTTAAAGTTTCACTACGGTGTTGGAAAATACCCTATGGTTGCTTTATCAAACTTCGGTAAACAAGACCCTATCGAAGAATTTGTAAAAGAGTTAAGAAAAACTAACGATAAAGACAACTGGTCTCTATCAGGTAAACTTAACCCTAAAACTAGAATCTTTGCTCCTGTAGTAGTTAGAGGAGAAGAAGACAAAGGAGTTAGACTATGGGGCTTTGGTGTGACTATCTACAAAGCATTACTTGCTTTAGCAGAAGATGAGGATATCGGAGACTTTACTGATGTTATAAATGGATGGGATATGGTTGTAGAACAAGTACAAGGTAATCCTTACCCTGAAACTACTGTTAGAATCAAACCTAAACAAACACCTTTATCTGATAATAACGATTCAGTAGATAAATGGCTGAAAGAACAGCCTAATCCTACAGAAGTACATACTGAGTACGATTACGACTTTGTTAAAAAACAGCTACAAAACTACCTCAACCCAGGTTCAGGAGATGATGCACCAGCTGCTGAAGAAACACCTGCTCCGGTAAAAACTGACTTTACGTTAGAAACTGCTACTGAAGGTAATAAGGATACTGTTTCTAAGTTTGATGATTTATTTAACGAATAATGGCTAAGAAAAAAGAAGTACAAGAAAAAGCAACTGCTGCAATACGTAAATCTTTTAACCTTAGCAACTTTAAAAAGAAGAAAGGTTACTCGAATGCATCAGTCAAGTTTAAAGAACAAGGCTGGATCCCGCTATCAAAAGCCTTTCAAGATATTACTTCCCTCCCCGGTATACCTACCGGACATATCACTCTATTAAGAGGACATAGTGATACGGGCAAAACAACTGCCCTATTAGAAGCTGCGGTGAATGCTCAAAAAATGGGCGTTCTCCCTGTCTTCATTATTACAGAGATGAAATGGTCTTGGGAACATGCTAAGGAGATGGGATTACAATTTCAGGAAGTTAAAGATGATAACGGAGTAGTAACTGATTATGAAGGACATTTCTTATATGCTGATAGAGGACAGTTAAATACTATCGAGGATGTAGCAGTTTATATTGCTGATCTTATGGACGAACAAGCTAAAGGTAATCTACCTTTCGATATGTGTTTCTTCTGGGACAGTATCGGCTCTGTACCATGTGATCTATCAGTACGTTCTAATAAGAACAATAACGAGTGGAATGCAGGTGCGATGTCTACTCAGTTTGGAAATAATCTTAATCAGAAAATTTTATTATCTAGGAAAGAAAATTCACCCTATACTAATACATTAGTTGCTATTAATAAAGTATGGACTATGAAACCTGAATCACCGATGGGTCAACCTAAGCTTCAAAATAAAGGTGGAATGTCTATGTGGTATGATGCAACGTTAGTAGTTACTTTTGGTAATATAACTAATCCTGGTACATCAAAGATTAAAGCTATCAAAAACGGTATGCAAGTAGAGTTTGCTAAAAGAACAAACGTTCAGATAGAGAAGAACCACATAGGAGGCGTTCAGTCTAGAGGAAGAGTGGTGATGACTTCACATGGATTCTTACCTGATGATAAAAGAGCTATCGATAAATATAAAGACGAACATAAAGACCACTGGTTAAAACTTGTAGGTAGTTTAGATTTTGACTTGATTGAGGAAGGAGATTTAGAAGAAGATACTATAACTCCTAATCTACTCGATTAATGGCATACGATGATATTTTAAAGAATTTAAAGGAGACCCCACCCCGAGCTGTAAATGATCACATCTTGATCATTGATGCGATGAACACCTTAATCAGGTCGTTCTCGTTGCTCAAAGCGATGAATCCATCAGGTACCCATGTTGGCGGCCTGGTGGGTTTCCTTCGCTCGTTAGGGTACGTAACCCGCATCTTTGACCCGACAAGGGTCATTGTTGTGTGGGACGGTAAAGGCGGTTCCGGAAATAGAAAAAATATCGATCCAAATTATAAAGCACAGAGAGCTACCGCTCGAATAACTCACTGGGGATTATATGATACTAGAGAAGAAGAGCAAGAAGCACTAATCGGACAACTTTATAGAACGCAAGATTATTTAGAATGCCTACCATTACAGCAAATAGGTATAGAAAAGCTAGAAGCTGATGATATTATAGCATACTTAGCTAAAAGAGCATCCTCAGCCGGTAAAAAAGTTACAATAGTTTCTTCTGATAAGGATTTCTTACAGCTTATTAATTCTAACATAGAAGTATATGCACCAGTTAAGAAGAAGACTTTTACTATTGATAATATAAAAGAAGAAATAGGAGTACTTCCTCAGAATTATAATATAGTTAAAGCTTTATTAGGGGACAATTCTGATAATCTACCAGGAGTTAAAGGACTTGGCATAAAAACCATCCTTTCAGAATGGAAAAGTCTTACTCATAATCCTTCAGCTTCATTACAAGATGTATGGGATCATTGTGAGACCCAGTTAGAGTTAGATAAACCAAAAAAAATCTTTAGTAAAATTATTTATAATTGGCAAAAAGTACTTACCAATTATGAATTAATGGATTTGCATAAAGATCTACTAGATGAAAGTGAAATTCAATACGTAGAAGAAGTGATAAAACAACCTATTCCAACTTTGCAAACTGGAGCTTTTTTACATTTATTAGATCAAGACAAAATTGAAGGTGTTACTAAGAATACTGAAGGATGGCTAGAAAATTTTAGAGATCTTACTACTGTAAAATGAACAAAGGGATTGTTAAATTAAATTTTAACTTAGATTGGAAGAGTATAAAACCTATCGCAGAGAAACTTATAGAAGGCAGTAGACCAGATAGTTTAGAGGTTAATACAGATAATACAATGTATAACAAAGAACAACCTACTCATCTACTACCTGAATTAAAGTCGTTTTATGATTTTTTAAAACCTCATTATCTAGACTTAGCTCATAACGTTCTTAAATACTCAAAGGATTTAGAAATTCATGTTTTACATTCTTGGTTTAATAGGTATAATGATAACGGTTTTATAAAAACTCACGATCATACAGGAGCAGTAATAAGTAGTGCACTATATTTAGAAGTACCTGAAAATAGTGGAGATTTACTTTTTAGAGATCCATATTACAATTTTAAGAAAAATTACAGTATTAATTCTTCTGATGATTGGCTTTGGGAAAAAGCAAATATAAAAGTAAACGATTTATATCTTTTTGATGCAGCAATTTCACATAAAAGTGAACCTAATAAAAGCGGTAAAGAGAGATGGGTGTTAGGTACTAATATCGGTGTTAAACCTAAAAGAACTTTATTATGAAAAAAGGAGTAATAGCAGGAAATTTCGACGTAATGCATCCAGGTTACATAAAGATGTTTAAAGAATGTGCTAAACATTGTGACTGCTTGGTGGTTTTACTTCATACAGATCCATCAATTGAAAGACCTCATAAATTAAAACCTATATTATCTGTCGAGGAGAGAAAAGAAATGTTACTAGAGTTAAAATCAGTTTGTGATGTTATATCATATACTTATGAAGAATCACTACTAGACTTACTTACAGTAGGAGAGTTTGATATAAGGTTTTTAGGAGACGATTATATGGAAAGGCCATTTACTGGGGATACTTTACCTATACCAATTCACTACCTTAGTAGAGACCATGGATGGTCTACAACAAAATTTAAAAATTTAATTGCTAGATCGATATAAAATTCGTACATTAAAATAAAGGTTACAAAATATGACATTAAAAAGTTTACAGCAATACGGGAAGGGGTTCCAATTAAAAGTCTTAGGTTCATTACTTACCGATAAAAAATTTCTACTTAACGTTAGAGATGTTCTTTACGATCATTATTTTGATGCAGATTCACATAGATGGATTGTAGATCAAATTTGTAAATATTTCGACAAGTACCATACTAATATCACTATGGACGTTCTCAAAGTAGAACTTCAAAAAGTAGAAAACGAAGTACTTCAAGTAGCTTTAAAAGAAGAGCTAAGAAACTCTTATCAAGCATCTCAAGACGATTTAGAATATGTACAGGAAGAGTTTACAACTTTTTGCAAGAATCAAGAAATGAAAAACGCCATACTTAACTCAGCAGATCTTTTGAAAGAAGGAGACTTTGACGGTATTAGAAACCAGGTCGAAAAAGCAATGAAAGCTGGTATGGATAAAAATATAGGCCATGAGTATAATAAAGACGTTGAAACGAGATACCGTACTGACTACCGTCCTACTATTCCTAGTCCTTGGAGCATACTTAATGATGGAATCCAAGGGGGGTTTGGTCCCGGAGATCTTGCAATTGTGTTTGGTAATCCTGGTGGCGGTAAAAGCTGGACTATGGTTGCTATTGCTGCTCATGCGGTTAAATTGGGATACAAAGTCAACTACTATACACTCGAATTGGGAGAAGATTATGTTGGTAAGCGTTTTGATTGCTACTTTACTGGCTATTCTATAGACGAAGTAAATAAACATAGAAAAGAAGTACAGACGTATGTCGATAATCTAAAAGGTAAACTTATAGTAAAGGAATATCCACCTAAGGGAGCGACAGTAAATACCATTAAGTCACACATTCAAAAATGTATAGACATCGAACATAAACCAGACTTAGTTATTATCGATTACGTCGATTATTTAAGAGCACCTTCTAAAGGTAAATTTGCAGAACGTAAAGATGAAATTGATGATGTATTTATTGCTACAAAAGGTTTAGCAAAAGAACTTAAAATACCGGTTCTTACACCGTCTCAGGTTAATAGAATGGGTGCTAAAGATTCAGTCATTGAAGGAGATAAGGCAGCCGGATCTTATGACAAGATGATGGTAGCAGATATCTGTCTATCTCTTTCAAGACAGAAAGAAGATAAAGTTTTGGGTACCGGTAGAGTTCACGTAATGAAGAATCGATATGGTCAAGACGGTATGACATATAATGTTAAGATGGATACTAATAACGGACATATTGAGTTCTTAGAAAAAGCAGATCCGTCTGATCTTATACCAGATGAAAATGCTAAACCTAAATTTAACTTGTCTCGAGAACAAATGCAAATCCTTTTATGAAAAAGATCACAGTGCATGAAAAGCCATGGAGACATGCAATAGTAGAAAACTTTTTTGATGAAGATACATTTAAGTTTATTGACGATTATTCAATCAATCTTACTAAAAGCATAGACTGGGAAGAACAGTTAAAACATACGGTAAAAGGAATCCCTAAATCAACTAGATTTAAAGCTAGTACTAATGGAATGCCTGATACAGTGTTTAATACTATTAAAGAAATCTACGAAGAATTCTACCATATATTAAATACCTCAGAAGATTATTATTTTGATATTACTAAAGCTGATGTTTCTATTGATTTTCAAATGAGAGCAGCAAATGAAGATAAGACATCTAAATTAAATGCTAACATTCATACAGATTCTACACTAAAAATTATGAGCTTTGTAGTATGCTTGTCAGATAAAGGTTCAGGAACTACTTTACATAACAGTGATAATACAATTCACTCAATTACTGAATGGAAAAAAAATTCTGCTCTCGTTTTTGTTAGAAATCAACAAGAAGGTAAACAGACCTATCATAGTATATTAAACGAGGAAGATGAAGTACGTAGAGTTCTTGTTTCTTTCATAATTAACCCAAAATAAAGTTAAAATTTTTTGTTTGAAAGTAGAATATATATTATATTTATTAAAGCGTCCTCGACACTCTGTCGGAGGATGTTTTTGTCTTAGTAACCACCAAATATATAAAGATATATGAGTTTATTAGAAGAAAGAGTTGTGTATAAGCCCTTTGAGTACCCTAAAGCATATGATTACTGGTTAAAACAACAACAAGCTCACTGGCTTCACACTGAAGTTCCGATGGCTCAAGATGTTACTGATTGGAAATCAAACATGAAAGACCATGAAAAAAACGTTGTCGGTCAAATTTTAAAAGGATTCGCTCAAACTGAAACAATTGTAAATGATTACTGGTCAACATTAGTAACTAAATGGTTTAGAAAGCCTGAAATTATTATGATGGGCACAACTTTAGGATCATCAGAAACTATACACGCTGAAGCTTATTCTTTATTAAACGAACAATTAGGGTTAGACAACTTTGCTGAATTCATGGAAGATGAAGCTACTATGGCTAAGATTGAATCTTTGATGGCTGTTAGAGACAATCATGACGGTACTCCTAACTGGCATGAAAGAGCTAAATCATTAGCTATATTTTCAGCTTTTACTGAAGGTGTTAATTTATTTTCTTCTTTTGCTGTATTATTATCTTATAAAATGAGAAACCTACTTAAAGGAGTAGGTCAAATAGTAGAATGGTCTGTAAGAGATGAATCTTTACATTCTGAAGCAGGATGCTGGCTATTCAGAACTCTAATGAAAGAACACCCAGAATTTAAGACTGATAAATTAGTCAAAGAAATAGAAGAAGCTGCTAAATTAGCTTTACAATTAGAATTTGATTTTATTGATAAAGTATTTGAATTGGGTGATCTAGAGAATTTAACTAAAGATGAGTTAAAAAACTTTATTAGACATAGAGTTAATACAAAAATGGCTGATCTTGGATTAGAACCAATCATCCCAGCGTCAGAAATAGATAAAGGAGCATTAAAAACTATGAAATGGTTTGACTCAGTCATAGCAGGAAAACAACATACTGATTTCTTTGCTAATAGAGTTACAAATTATAGTAAAGGACATTTAGATTGGTCTAACGCATTTTAATTTTAATTTATGTCAATAGAGATAGAATATTCCCACTGGGAATCAGGTAAGGATTTTCCTGAATGGATGAATGAAGTTTCTTTAGCTACCATTTCTAAAGGATACTTATTACCAAATGAAACCCCTAAAACAGCATATAAACGCGTTGCTGATACAATTGCAAAACGATTAGATCGACCTGATTTAGCGAATAAATTCTTTCGCTATATGTGGAAAGGTTGGTTGAACTTAGCCTCACCTGTACTATCCAACACTGGAACCGATAGAGGACTCCCAATCTCATGTTTCGGGATAGATACACCTGATTCTATTAGAGGAATAGGCCTTACTAACGCTGAGTTAATGAGGCTTACTTCCTTAGGTGGAGGAGTAGGTGTTGGGCTATCTAAAGTTAGAGGTAGAGGACAAAAAATTGGGAAAGAGGATATGGGACAGTCTGAAGGTATTGTACCATGGGCTAAAATCTACGACTCAACAATCATAGCAACAAATCAAGGGGCAGTAAGAAGAGGAGCAGCTTCTGTCAACTTAGATATAAATCACCCAGATATAGAAGAATATCTACAAATCCGTAGACCTAAAGGTGACCCTAACAGACAGTGTTTAAATTTACACCAATGTGTTGTTGTGGATGATGCATTCATGCAAAGATTAGAACACAGAGATGCTGAAGCAATGAGACTATGGGTTGAGATACTTAAATCTAGGGTAGAAACAGGTGAACCTTATATTATGTTTAAAGATAATGTAAATAATACAAACCCACCAGCATATAAAAAGAATAACCTGGATGTTTCAATGACAAATATTTGCTCAGAGATCACTTTACATACAGATGAAGAACATAGCTTTATTTGCTGTCTATCATCTGTTAACCTTACTAAATGGCATGAATGGAAAAACACGGACCTAGTAGAAACCGCAATATATTTTTTAGATGGAGTATTAGAAGAGTTCTTAGCAAAAACTTCTGGAAGGGAATCACTGGTAAGAGCACATAGATCAGCTAAAAAAGGAAGAGCAATTGGATTAGGTGTGTTGGGGTGGCATACATTATTGCAGAACGAAAGAATTCCTTTTGCTTCTATTGCAGCTACATCTTTAACACACCAGATCTTCTCCGACATAAGACAAAAAGCTGAAAATGCTTCAAGAAAATTAGCTGACGAATATGGAGAACCTGTATGGTGTAGAGGAACAGGAATGAGAAATACTCATGTTATGGCAGTTGCTCCTACTGTTTCTAATAGTACGATTGCTGGCGGTGTTTCTGCTGGTATCGAACCTATACCTGCTAACATTTATACATTCAATTCTGCTAAAGGTACTTTTATTAGAAAAAATCATGCGCTAGTAAATTATTTAGAAGAAAAAGGAGCTAACACAGAAGAGGTTTGGGATCAAATTATGAAAGATAGAGGAAGTATTGCAAATCTTCCTGAAGATGTAATGCCGGCCGAAGATAAACCAATCTTTCTTACGTTTGCAGAAATAAATCAACTACAACTAGTAGAACAAGCAGCAGCTAGGCAAAAGTACATTGATCAGACTCAATCTCTCAATTTAGCTTTTGACCCAACGGATAGTCCTAAGTTTATTAACGAAGTTCACCAAACGGCTTGGAGATTAGGAGTAAAAACCTTATATTATTTAAGAACAGACTCTGTAATTAACGGAGATATAGGCTCTAGAACATCATTAGACTGTTTAAGTTGTGATGGATAAAGCTATTTATTAAAAAAAGTGTTTTTAGTGAACAAGTTACAAGAAATATTTAAAGCATGGAATATTGCTTTTGATCCTAATAATGAACAGGCTGAATTAGCAGCAAAGCGTATTGCAATATGTAATGATTGTGATAAAAAAGCATCTAATTTAGGATTTCACAGATGTACAGTCTGCGGTTGTGCATTAAAAGCCAAAGTATTTTCTCCCAAAAAAGGAGCCTGCCCTATAGGGAA